GGTGTTGCCATTTCTATCTTTTGTATTGGGCTTTGCCCCATTGTCTAGCAACAATTTCACTGCTGCTAAGTTGCTAACGGCAACTGCATAAACTAACGGCGAGGAGTTAAATTTCCCATCGTTTAGGGTGCTTGTTGACTCGGAATGAATATCCGCTCCATTTTGAATTAATAATTCAACTATCTTATTTTGTTTGTTGCCAATAGCAGTTAACAGCGCATTTGACCCAAAGTTTTTTTTACATTTCAAATGTTGATTATGTTTAATTGTATATTTTATACCCAGGTAACATTTTTTGATAGTAATAACGAACACTACATGTTGGTGTTCTTATTTTTCCCCAATGTTCAGGAGCAAGTCGGCTAATGTATGTATATAGTTTTTCTCTTCCCATATATCCACACCATACATCAAGTTCTTGTTTGCTTTGCAAATTTTCAATTAACAATATAAACCTAATTGCTGATTTAATATCCATCAACTCGTTTATTAAAGGCATATTCATAACTCCGGGCATACTTGATTGATTTTAGAACGATCCTTCGTTAACTATATAATTATGCTTTCACATCTATCATATAGTTCAACTTCAATTTTTTTTAGTGGGAACCATATGGACCACATACTCTTTTTAGCATAGTATCAAAGATGTATCGTTTACAACCATCATTACCGTTGTATATTTACTTATAACGGATCATCCCAATTGTTTAGATCGTCATCCGGTAATGCTATTGAACTTTTAAAATCGAGTGGAATAGATGACTCCTTGAATTTTTGTTCTAATTCCCAATCTTTTTTAATTGTATTGAACAGCTTCTGTCGATTGTCATGAATCAAATTTTTATTTCTAATATTATATTCGTTTCTACTTTTAGAGTCCATTATTATTTCAAATTCAGTACATAACGACTGTTTTGTCTCGATTAGAGTCATGTACTCCTCCTCCATAGCAACGACAACCTTTTCAGTCCATTCCGTTAATTTTTCCTTTGGGTCCTGATGTTCCCACAAGGTATGATTCATCCATGGGCCAAGAATATCCATACGATATTCTATTTTGTTATGTAAATTTGAATATTTCTCTCTAAGATTGTGAATTCTTTCTTTGCTTTCGTCGAATTTAAAATACTTGGAAACGGATAAAATTAAGCTAATGTATGTTGAAATTGTCACACCAGATATAGATACGGCTGTCATAGGTGTATCAAAATATGTTTTGGTAGATTCCAAAAATCCAGAAAGTGTCGACAAGAATATCACGGAAATTTGAATATAGTTAATATAGTTGTTCAAATTATCATATTTTAAATCCAATAGTCGTTTGTTTTCTTTACACTCTTTTAGTATATATAAATTGTTTTTAGTCATCGCATCTAATTGGTTCTTAAATATTATAAACTCCTTATGATTTTTAAAATTATTATCTATTATTTCGCTTACTTCCATTACTACTTCTGAATTCATTTTTACGGCTTCTACTTTTTTCGGTATTTTATCTCTCATATTACTATTATTACTTGGTGTAACATTATTACTTGGTGTAACATTATTACTAGTACTAGTATTATTTGGGGTAATATTATTATTAACAATACTGGTATTAGTGTTGATATTATCTGCTGTTTTAAAAGTATCCATTACTAAATTACCTAATTGTTGCTCTTTAGATATTATTGTGTTTTTTTTATCAGTCATATAATAAGAATACAGAAAAAATTATTATTATATTATTACACCGCTTACCACTTACAACTTACAACTTACAACTTACAACTTACCATTTACTTTTTTTTACATTTATTTTTGGTCCCGCCCCCTTTTTTTGAACACTGTTTGGATCGTATATTTCTTCCTCATCATCACTCTCCAAATTTTTCGATAATTCCCAAAATTCTTTGGAGCCTAATCTGAAATTACTATGATTTTGTGCTTTATACCAAAATATTTGGTCTTGTAGTTTGTTCGATTTCACATTATTATTTATAACTAAACATTCAAAGTTCTCGGTACATTGATCCATTACTTGACAAAATGATTCAAAAGTGGGAAACATTCCGGCATAGTTCTCCCATATTCGCTTTCGATTTGCTATATATGGTTCCCTCAATATAAACACAAAATCTATATTCGTGCGCAAATTCGGAGGTATACCCAATGGATATTGCATTGTAATTATCAACATTATTTTCCAATGCCTACCATTCATAAATAATAATCGCATCATCTTATCCTTTGTCCACTTATTATCATACAAACAATCATCTAATATTACAAACGCCCTAGGATCTATATTTGTCCGTTTATATGATTCCATTTCTTTTTGTACTTGCTTCAATACCGTTTTTTGCCGCTTTAATATATTTTCAATTATTGCCGTGCTATATTCATCGTGAATAAATAACTTTGGAACATGCTCAGCGAAAAATCCATTACCAGCTTCTGTACCAGATATTACAGTTCCAATAGGAATATCCTGATGATGATATAATAAATCCCTCACTAAAAAACTCTTTCCAGTATCTCTTCTTCCGATCAAAACAACAACAGGACCTTTATTTTCATCTGGACGGAAGCTAATATGTTTCATATCGAATTTCTTTAAATCTAACGTCATAAGTAATAATGTCTAAATAGAAAAAAAAACATTACGAAATACGAAAATAAGTTTAAATGATTCTTTATTTTTGCTTTATCAATAATAAAGAATGAACTTTTCATTGTATTATCGAAAAAATAACAACGAAGAATTATTTAATGCTTTAGAGAAATCCGACTTTAAAATAACTCATCTACAAAACTATATTCCATTATATGACAACTTTTTCTCTCTAAACGCCACTAACTATAACAGTATCAATCTAAATCAAAAATATTACCTTACTTCCATAGTGGAAACAACCGACAGTAATTCATTAGTCGCACTGGTAACCGATGTATCAAATACTATCCTTGAAAAGTCTGTTTTCTGTAAATTTTCACCACTATTAGATCCATTAAGGCTATTGACTGGCAAATATGATGTTTCTAATAATGTTCTTAAACAACTACCTAAGTTTAATGATACTCCAACTACATGTTTTCCCAAACTATTGGATAAAAATAATAGCGCTTATGTCGACTCATTCTTTACATATTTATCAAGTCAATTGTTACATAACTTTAATTATATTAATGCGATTGATTATTATGGATCATACATAGGCATTAAGAAAAAATTTAATTATAACATGGTTGATGATATTGATTATTTAAATGAATGTGATTTCTTCCATAAAAACGAAGACATATTGTATTGTATCGATAATAACCAGCATGCCAACATATTTAATATCGATTCGCGCAGTAATAAAAAGAAGATTGTGATCTCCGAAAAAAATCAGTATTTTGTCGTAGATAAATTGGAAGATAACAAGTGTTTTATTGGATTGACATCTAATACAGATGATACGAGTCAGATAGATATAGACCATGTAAATATTGATTTAAGTAACGTTTGTGTATATAGCACGAATCTTCCTACAACTACAAAATCGAGCAAATCAGATTCATCGTGTAGCTCAAAATCATCAAATACATCAGCTGAATATGACGAGTCTGATAGTGATTGTGATAGTAATAGCGTTAATACTAAGGATAATGAATCTAATAATGACATTGACAATAATAGTGATAATGATAGTGATTGTAATAACTGTGATTCGTCTGTAGCCACTGACAATAGTACCATTTGTTGTTCAATTTACGAATTCCCAGTCCAAATGATTAGTATGGAAAAATGCACAAATACTTTGGATTATTTAATGGAAAATGATCTGTTAAACGACGAAGAATGGGCCTCATGTTTATTTCAAATTATCATTACGCTTACGCTATTCCAAAAAGTATTTTCATTTACTCATAATGACTTACATACAAATAACATCATGTATGTTAATACAGATAAGCAGTATATACATTATTGTTTTAACAACACTTATTACAAGGTACCTACATTCGGAAAGGTATATAAAATCATTGACTTTGGCAGATCTATTTATAAATTTAATGGAAAAACAATGTGTAGTGATAGTTTTCATCCAAAAGGCGACGCCGGAACCCAGTATAATTGCGAACCTTATTTTAATGATAAAAAACCTAGACTCGAACCTAATTATAGCTTTGATTTATGTAGACTTGCGTGTTGTTTATTTGATAATTTTATAGAAGACCTGGATGATCTTGAATCCGTGATTAAAAAAAATAAGGTGGCACAACTAGTACATTCATGGTTAATCGACGACAAGAAAAGAAACATTCTATATAAAACAAATGGTGAAGAGAGATATCCAGAATTTAAACTATATAAAATGATTGCCCGAACAATCCATGGCGCGGTTCCATCAAAGCAACTGGATCATGTCTTATTTAAAAAGTATATTGTACCAAGAAAGAAAATAAATAGAAATCATAACATAATAAATATTGATACTATCCCAATATTAGGTTAACCTATATGTAGTGGTGATTAGATGGTGATAATGCCTTTGGTGTTGGTGTTGGTGTTGGTGTTGGTGTTGGTGTTGGTGTTGGTGTTGGGGGTGGTGTTGATTATATACATAATATTCATTTATGTATATAATTAGTAGAGCGTATGATGTTACATAGATATTACCTATAGTCACACTCTAATCTATTATCATCAGAATGTAGGAGTATCTACAAATGCCAAGGCAGATTTACTACTAGTATTCTCTTTTAATATGGGTAAATCAAATTGGGCGTACATATAAATACCCATTACCGACGCTAAATATACTAACATGGATTCCTTTATAATAACCTTCAATGGCTTTTTTTCTTCATCTGGTAACATCTTCATTTCTAGAAACTTGAAAAGAAAAAAAACGGTCGATATAGCTAAAGCATATATGAAAATATCAGTCATTTACATTAACATAAAACAAAGTAAATCTATTTTTTACGAATTATACAAAATATTACTAATAATATAAATATAAATATTATTAGTAATATTTATGTTTATTATTTTACACATACGGACATGTGCTTAAATTATAGCAGATACACTACGGTCGTGAATAGGATTAAGATTATTATTGGGATTGGATCTAGCTAATTCAGCCATATTATTTATTTCATAATCACACTCTAAATAGACATATACTAGTACTAACACTACAAGTACACAGAAGATAGTTATTAATAAAGCATACATTGATAACATTATTAGTTGAGATTATCTAATAATATGATATTGTACTCGATATGATATTATTAATTTATAAGCCACTGTTATTATCAATTTTATATTATAACACATTATATTTTATCATACAATAAGTTATGTCAATATTTCAATCTCTTCTAGACCAATTGGTACCTTGTTAATTACTTTGGGCTTTTCCAATTCTTCAAAATCCATACTTGATAATTTAATCTTGTCCCCAATGACCAACCTTCCATCATCATCATCTTCACCATAATTATCACTAGCTATTTCACCTTTATCTGTAGATGTAGGTGAAATATCCGTATTATGATCTTCTAATTGTGATATACTATCTATATTATTAAACTGAACAGTTGGAACATATTTATTCAATTCGTCGTCTAATCTAGGTATGTCTAAGTTATCATTGTCGTTTAATTTATTCATGTTTGTTTTGTCGGATTCATCCATAGTTTCCGTTTTATTATTTGTATCTTCATCAGTAGCATGATTTTTGTTGTCGTTATCTATTGATTCTTCCACTGGTTCTGTCGAAATTATTTCTTCCTTTTCCTCCACTTGAACATCTTCTTCGATTGTTTCGTCTAAATATACCCTTAAAATATCTTCTACTGGAATATTATTCCGGATGGTCGTTAGTATTTGCTCTTTGATAATCAATTCCAACTCACGATTGTGTTTTTGAACCTGAAGTGGAGTTATATTTCTTTCAAACAAATAGATATTTGTATATATTTTACGAGCACTATTAATGTATACCTTGTGAATAAATTCAGTTAACGAAGGTATTGATATATCTATCTTTTTCTGCTTGTTACCTACACGCATACATGTTAGGCTTTTCAATTGAATGATATGAACACAACTGATTAGATCATTTAAATACCCACAGTTACTTTTTTCCAATATTCGTTTTGTTTCTTCTTCGACTATGGTGGAATTCCATTTCGGAATACGAGTTAAGAAATTCTGAAAAGTCATTAAATATTTTTCGTGTTCATCGTTTTCTATACAAATTTTCCATGATTCATCAAAAATGGATTTAACACCTTCGATCACGAGTGGTGTTAAAATATTTATTAAACGAGCACACCATTCATTTCTCGATTCTTGTAAGCTTGACACAGAATAATCATCCATATTTACATAAATGAAATATTTTCTAAATTGTAATCTGAACGGATTAACAAAAAATTTAATACACACCCCATCAATAATTTTTCATCTCGGAATTCTCTTTTTATTTTTTGAATAAATACTAAATATTCAAACTTCTTTTCAGGATCCATTTTCGAATCAGATATATATTCTACTATATCCAAACAACTATACCCTTTTTCATACAACCTTTCACTTATTTCAGGTAAAGTCTTGGTTTTTATTTTATCAAGCTCTGCTTTGAATTTTATCCTTTTCAATCGTTTATCATTTTGAATAGTTGTAAATGATTGTTCCAATTTATACTGATGTAGGTTAATTGTTTTTCCACTCGACACTGGCTCGGGTATGAATATTTCACAGAATCGTGACAATATTGGACGCAATAATTTATACTTGTCATCTATAACAACAAAGAATCGTGTAGAATGACTAAATAACTCGATACATCTGCGAAGTGCTGATTGCGCGTCAATTGTCAGCTTATCCGCATTTAATAGAATTATACTTTTAAAAATAGTACCATCATGTATGTCAATATTTGTTCTTGCGAAAAATTTTAATTCTTCTCGAATGAATTTGATGCCTTTTCCATGGGCACAGTTTACTGTCATTACATAGTCTTGAATATATGTCTTATTGTTGTCATAGACCTGTTTTAAGAAGTCGAATAACAGTGTTTTTTTCCCACTACCAGCTACACCGTGAAATATTAAATTTGGTATTTTATTTTGCTCTATGAAACTGTTTAATTTTAGTTTAATAGTTTCATGTATATTAAGCATAATTATATATAAGAATGAATTATGTTTAATTATGTTTTGTTTAATTCATATTACAACAATTTAGACGTTATTTCCAAGGAACAATAAAAATAGAAAGAAAGATTAAATCATTCATGCTTCGTAAAGTATTAGTTTGATACGAAAAAAAATACTACATATATATAGTATACTCATGGGTAAAAAGGTAATTACATATTGTTTATTTGGCAATAAATTAAAATATTGTCATGGAATTATTGAGGCAGTAGTCAGTAGTAATATAATATATCTAGGATGGGAAGTAAGAGTATATTATTCAACTGGGAAACAAATGGTACCTACAAGCGTACTAAACATTTTACAAAATTTAAACTGTGTTTTAATTCCGTTTTCAGAATTGAGTAATGGAGGAGGTGAAGATATCGAAGGTATGTTCAGACGATTCACACCTTTAAATGAAAATGATGTCGATTATTGGATTTCACGAGATGCGGATTCAAGAGCTTCACCTAGAGAAAAAAAAATGGTAGATGAATGGATTGAGTCGGGTAAAGCAATTCATTCCATTTTAGACAATCCAGCCCATGGTAGTTTAATGGGTGGATTATTTGGCGTATGTAATAAAATATTAATTGAAAAATACCCAGACAAATTGGTTAATATATACGATGTAATTAATTCATTTACAAGTAGACCGGTTCATAATACTTTTCGTCGCGGTGCTGATCAAGATTGGTTAATGGGACATTTTAAAAGTGTAACCGATAAAAAGGACATACTAGTTCATTTAAATAAAAGAGCCGACTGCTTACTTAGATGTCATATCGCACTATTAAAACCGATTCCGGATCATTTTGAAACAATCATGGTTGAAAACCATCCAGATTTTTGTGGAAAACAAATTAATTATTCACCAGGTAATTTACCCCGTCCATGTGTTGCGATTGAACCATTGAATCTGGAAGGAACTCTTATGTAATTTAAGTAATTAGTTGACTATTCCAAGACCACCCTCTTAAATTTTGTAGTAATTGTGTCATGTAATTAATTTCGTATTGTTGACTTCTAATAATTCTATAGGCGAAAGCAGTCATAAAATCGCTATTTGTATGTTTTAGAAGCGTTTTACTCATGTCAACCGCTACTTGATGATGTGGAATCATATGTTCCAAATACATTTTTTCATCTAATTTCATATGAGAAATGTGTTTTTTATGAAGTTCTGGATTAAAAAAATCAGGGTTACATTCAGCGGTTGGATCAGAAGCAGTTTTGGTAAAATCCAGAATAGTAGTACGATAATTTTTGTTCATTTCAAGTTTGTCAGAGCTAATATTATCTGGTAAATTCCTAAGAACATCTTTCATCATCATTATTTCTCTATTTTGTGTCCATATAAGTTCTCTTAAAATTTCATGCATAACTGGGTTAGTACTTTTTTTCTGCATGTCAATACTAATATCTACAGCTACCTGGTGGTGTGGAATCATATGAAGTAAATAGTCTCTATCTGATAAATATTCATCACATGGATTTGGATTAGATGGTTTATACATATTATATCATACCTTTATTTTTTTCCGAAAAAAGTTGTCCTAAAATAATACACTGCTGACTATATAAATGTTCAAATGCGTATAGTAATAAACCAAATTTATTATTATACTTAGTTATTATTACATGTTATGTCGTTAATAATTTTGACCAGCACCATGACCAGAGTCATAGTAGACACATGGCTCATCTACATACGCACAATTTGTTACTTTAACGGCTCTACGCCAATATTCGTAGTCTTCATTTGCGCGAGCAATCGCAAAATCACCAACAGCATCTATTACATCCTTTTTTATCATCATTGAGCTACATATAGCACAATTATGTACTTTAAAAAAGTCTGGTGTCCAAACTAATGGAAATCCATTATCTAATAATTCAGAACCTCTTTTTTTATATATACCTTTTAATATACCAAAGTAATGTTCTTTATTATATTTTTTATATGTTTTTGTTAGATCATACACACCTCTCCCAAATAATCCATCCGTACACGACATTCTACAATCATTTTCCCTCATTGCTTTCAATTGTAATTCCAATTTTTGTGGAAACCAAGTATCATCGTCATCGCAAAACGCAATATATTCTCCAACTGCCTCTTTAATTCCAAAATTACGTTGATATCCACCTGGACAAGCGAACCCAAATTTGGTTTTACTATTTTCTGGTAAATGAACAATATGTATGCCGTTTTCTTCCCAATTATACTGATAATACTCTGTTTCTGTTGAACAATCATTTACTACAATTATTTCAAGATTCGTGTGTGTTTGTTCTTTGACTGATTGTATCGTATTCATTAAATACTTAAATCGATTATATGTTGGAATTACGACAGAAACCTTTTCCATTTATAATTTAAAACAAGTATACTATTTAAATATATATGATATATATTCATTATAAATGGAAGTACTCGGATTTTGTTTTTTAATATATGATAAAATACATCTAGAAGAATTATGGCATAATTGGTTTAAAAATGTTGATAAGGCAAAATATAAAATTTATATTCATTATAAAAATAATATCAAATTAAAATATTTTGAAGAGTATAAATTAGATAATTGTATAGAAACAAAATACGCACATGTTACCCTTATTCATGCTCACAATTTGTTATTTAAACAAGCATACGATGACGGTTGTTCAAAAATAATATCATTATCTCAATCATGTATTCCTTTTAAATCATTTGATTATGTCTATACATTTTTAACAAAAGACAATTTATCACATTTTAACATTTGTCCAAACCAAAGAGGTGTTTTTCCTAGATGTAATAATGCATTAAAATATTATGATAAAAAAAATATTCAAAAAACAAGTAATTGGGTTATATTGAATAGAAAAATTGCTAGTGTTGTGTGTTTCAATACAGTAGATGATATTAATGAGGTATGGGAAAATATTCGGTCGCCTGAAGAACATTATTTTATATCTGAAGTTTTTAAAAATGATTTAACATCTGAGATAATTACTACACCTAATTTAGCTTCTGGAGCTACTACTTTTACTAATTGGCCTGATATGGATTATCCATATCAAGGTCATAGCAATATTAAAAATTATAATGTAATTATAACTGAAGAAATTAATTATTTATTAAATCAGCCATGTTTATTTGGTCGTAAATTTAATGCGCAATGTACAGTTAATGAGGATGAGGATGTAAAAAAGGCCACAGAAGGTATAACACAATATTTAACCAAAGTAATCTGTCAATAATTTTTATTAATTTTTAATAAGTAAAAATAGCGAATTTCTGATATATTTATTATAAATATATTTATTATAAATATATTTATATATATACATGTTTATTATATCGTATCCAAATATGCTATTAGGCGGTTATGGAGATAGAATAAATGGTTTAATCACAATAAAAATATTAAGTAAAATATTTAAGCATGAATTTTATATTTTATGGAATAAAGAAAATATAGTAGACTTGTTTGATTATGAAATATATAATGCCAACGATATTATGGTTGCTAAAAAAATATGTCAAATTGGCTGGAATTTAATCGATGGAGGTAAAGGAATAATGATTGACCATGTTAAAAATAATTATATGCAAAACGACGATAACATGGATAAAGATAACACGGATAAAGATAACCTGGATAAAGATAAAGATAACGCGGACAAAAATAAATCATATAAAAATATATTCCCGGATGACCATTATGTTTTTCATCTAAATAGTAATATATGTAAAAAAATTGGTACTATAGTTGGAGTAAAAATTACAGACGAAGAGGTAATCAACGAATATCAAAAATTATATACTCATATATTCAAACCCAAAGATTTATTTTTAAAGAAAGTAGATAGTATCATTAAAGGTAGAACAAATATTATAGGGATACAGATTAGATGTGGTGATAAGTATATGGTAACAAATAAAAGAGAAACTCATAGCACTGGAATCCATACACATATTGAAAAGTTTTTAACGACTATAAAAAATCAGTGTGATGAAACCATGAACTCATCTTATAATATCTTTATTACAAGTGATTCCGATGAAGCATATAAAACAGGTATAAAAATATGGAATAAAGATCGTGTTCTCTATAACGATGATATTATACAACACTTGGATAGAAAACCGGTTGACGAAGATATATCAAAAGTATTTGTAGATGCATATATTCTTTCTTCACATACTTGTAAATTGTATATTACTTATGGATCAAATTATGGAATGGTTTCCGCGTTATCATGTAGTCATGATAATATTTATGGTATCAATAGTGCTGAATTATCTAAAAATAAAATATTACAAGTTGTGTGTTTGTAATTATTATTCAAATAAGATACTATAACTGATTATTGGCTTTTTTGGATTTCTTGGCTTTCGTGGATTTCTTGGTTTTCTTGGATTTTCTGGATTTCTTGGATTTCTTGGTTTTCTTGGATTTTCTGGATTTCTTGGTTTTTCTTCCTCCTAGGAATGAACCTATATTTCTCGATATAGCCGGGTCTACATTGTCATACCCACTT